CGGTCGTTCCGTCGTCATCCCGGAAAGCGTCCGGCATGATCGTGCGGCCATCCGAGCACTTCACATTGCTCCTTGTGGCATACCCGCAAAAATCGTAGGTCATTTTGATTTCTCCTCTCTTTCGAGATAGCCCGTCCGGGCATAAAAAGAACCGGGATCCGTGATTGGTCCCGGTGATGACTGTGTTTACTTTTCTGTTTTATTCCGTCGGGCCCCGCGGATTTTTCTCGCCGCCATTCTTCCTCGGTGTTTTTACCCGGGAGAACTGTGGGAGAGGGGAGGGCTTTTTACCTGAGATCGGTTTACCGCTGCCGCCGATCAGTTTGATTGCGCTCTGCAGTATTTCCATGGTCTGCTGCTCGCCTTCCGGCATCGGCTCCTCGACCGGTTCTTCACCCGGTGGCAATGCCATCTGATTCGGATCCATGGCCATCGGGTCCATCCCGGCGTTGGGATCGGCAATGTTCGGGTTCCGCAGCTCATCCGCCTTCGGGTCATCAGCCGGCTTCATGCCCAGCTTCTGCCGCATCTCGTTCGGCGTCATGATCTGGTTCCGGATCATCTTGTCGGCGATCTCCGCAATCTCGGAGGACGGGATCAGCTTGAACGGATCTCGGTAGAAGGCGAAACTCTGCCCCTGGGTCCGGGCCGTCTTCGTAAGGAACTTCCGCTTCATCTCGTCAGCGAAAGCGCTCAGAATCGGCTCGATGATCCGGACGTAGTAGTTCTGCATTACCTTAGGATCGGCGGATCCATTCAGAACCTCCTGTGTAACGCCAATCTGACTGAACAGCAGATTTGTCAGGTACTCAATCTGCTTCATCAGATTGTTTTCCACCGGCCGGTTCAGCTGGATGACCTTTTCTGTGCCGTCCGTGTAGGCAATTCCATACGGCCCTTCCGTCAGCTGCTTCACGATGTCCTGCCGCCGGATCTCAGCCTGGGCTCTCCTGGCCTCTGTCTTGATGACATACGGCAACTGAATGATCATATCCAGCCTTCCGCTGGAGGCCTGCTCATCCACAACATCCAGCAGCGCCAGCTTCCTCGACAGCCGTTGCATGGTGGAGCTGGGCTCGTTCATCACAGAATACATCGGGTTCTCGATGATGGCTGTCGTGACCTTGGGGATTTTGATATCTTCCCGCTGCCCGGTGTATTCGTTATACACGTTTACCTTCACGTGAGCCGGAAACCACTCTGTAATCTTGCCTGTTCGCAGGGTATAGATGTGGAAGTTGCCGGAATCCGTCGGCTCATCATCCGTGTCAATCGGCACCAGCGCTACGCATCCCTCGTCGAACATACTCTGGACTGCGTCCTGTATGAAAGCCCGACCCGTCTGGTCCAGATTCGCCTCCGTGGTCAGGCAGTAGTCGATGTCGCTCTTGATCTCCTCGGAAAACCGGCCCTGATCATCCAGCCTTACATGCTGAATAGGAATAGAGGCCACGTCCATGGCGATCTTGTTGAAAACGGCAGTGATAATGCTCCGTTCATTACCCCGGCTGAACCGCATCCGGTCCGGACGAAGATAGTACCCAGCCCCGACGTCCATGTTCCTGGCAGGGTCTTTATTCCTGAAAATATTCCAGGCATTCCGGAATCGATCCACTAATCCCATGGATGTGTTCCTCCCAGTGTTTTATTCACTTTTGGTATTTCAATGCTTGATCGATAAGATAGATAACGATAAATTTCTGCTGGTCAGTCATACTGTCGAAAACTTCGTTGTATGTCAATTCGTCGTCAGAATGCTTTATATCTGTTTTAACTTCGTCAAGAACGTCTTTTGCGATTTTACGTTTCCCCAAAGATGAACGAATCTTATAAAAAGCGGCAACACCGGCGACAGTGATTGCGCCAGCTGCCAAACCCAATACAGCATATGCGCCAATGTCGGTCATCAGTCTGGAAGTCGTAATATTTTTGACAGTCCTGCCGATCTGACGAAGAGTACCCCCATAGGCCAGCTTACTAATAGCTCTCCCAAGCGCAGAACTGTCGGTTGGGAGATTCGAGATGAATTTATCGGCATCGTACATGGCTTGTTTAAAAGCTTTCCCACCTTCGAATAATGCCCAAGTAGTTGCAAATGTGCCTGCGCTCCCGCCGAATAGCTTTGCCGAAATCTTCGCACTTTTTCTGGTCTTCTGATCATTCTCCATTACATCGGTTGCCAGCTCTTTCCGTACAGAATTATGATCAGTTTCTGTTTTTCCGGATTTGGACGATCTTACAGGTTCACCCTTAGCTTCATCTTTTTTGCCCCAGCCATACATTTCCGCGTAATGCTCGCGACCGGCCGGAGTCAAGGTGCGATCCTCATTCTGCCAGCGACGGACACCTTTCTTCTCACCACCGACCCGGTAATGCCTGAGAGAATTCTGCTCATCAACCGGCGTGTCAGTAAAAATCAAGTACATGAATACCCTCCCCCATTACTATTAGTCCCACCAACCATACTGGTACAGAATCGAACGGTTAGCCGGTGTATCATCAAAGCCAAGATCATCCAGGATTGCACCCATAACATCGTCCTCGGCCTTTTCATAGTCAATGTTGAGCTTCTTCCAAGTCGAATCCTTCTCTAGCAGCGATGCAAGCCGTTTGTTGCTGTACTGATTATCAGAAGATTTAAATCCTGCTTGCGATTTAACAGCCTCTTCGCGATCGTACAATTTCTGGTAAATTGAATGAGCCTTGTCTTCAGCAGCCTCGGCTTTTGTTCCAGGCTTGTAAGAAGCAGCGTTGATGCTTCCAACTTCGTCATAGATCATGTTAATAAGCTTGTTTTGGATGTCGTATGCGGAATCGCGTATATCATCTGGAACTTTACCTCCGTTTTTCTCAACGGAACCAATGGCTTCATTAGTACTTTTTACATAGCTAAGAAGCTGATTACCAAGCTGTTTCTTTTCATATGAAGACATGGCCCGGTAATCACTAATCTCAGAAGATAACTCTTCAGATTCCAATCTGACAAGATCCTGCAGCTCAGGATCATTCCCGAGATGGTATTCCGGCCCACGAGCCTCTTCAAACTTCTTATCTTCGGAGTCAAACCACTCTTTCTCAAGAGTCTTACGATCGATCTTGTCATCGGCGTCTTTACCAAGCGACTTCTTCATCTCAGCAACCGCTTTATCCGCGTATTCTTTCTCGAACTTCTTCGTGTATTCATTCCCGAACTTAATCCGACCGACCAGACTCATCTTCCGCTCTCCGGGAACACCGGTTGCGTAAGTATACTTCTGCAGAGCCTTATCGTTCAGACTGCCGTCCTCATTAACCCACTTAGACATCCTGTCTTCTTTGCGCTGGAGTTTATCCGCATATGCGGTAGCCTTGTCCTGCGCCTTCCGGGCATCATTTCTTGCTGCTGCGGCTGCAGCCTCAGACGCAGCTGCTCTTGAGTTCCACTTATCTGCCTTCGCCTGCCTGCGCGCTGTCGACTTACGCTCATTCTTTTGAGTAGCGTTATAAGCCTTTAGCACTGCTTCGTCAGAACGCCGGGCGGCAGACTCAGCCTTCTCCTCTTTCTGGTCAGCTCTATCCTGCAGCTTCTCGGCCTTATTCAGCTTCTTACTCCAGCCATACATCTCGGCGTAGTGCTTATAGCCTTCCGGTGTCAGACTTCCATCCTTATTCTGCCAGCGCCGCTTGCCTTTCACTTCACCGCCGACTCGGTAGTGCATCAGATAATCGTCAGCCCACTCCTGCGTACAAAGGATGGCCCCATGTGACAAAGTTTCTTCTATCTCTTCTCTAGTATATAAAATCAATTCCATAGAGATCATCCTCCGTCGTCATAGAATATATAGTTAATACCAGCTAAATCAAATAAAGGTTGTGCCCGTCACGCCGGAAGTCTCGGATTTCCGAGATCTTTCCAGTCTTTGTCAAACTGTTCAACAAAATACATTGGATCAACGTAATCGAGTTTGCTCCATGCAGGAAACAGAATCTGCGAAAGAGCATATGCGGCAGATTCTCCAACTTTATACCATTCATTGCCAGTCTTTGGATCGATGATACAATCGAAGTAATTCTTGAATTTATCCGCATATTTCAAATCACGGAATGCGTCTGACTTGATCAGCTTCATACATGCTTTGACATATTCGGACGTTTTCTTCTCACGTTGATCGTTGACTTTCTTGTACTCGGGATACTGCTCAAGTAATTCTTCGTGGAATTCGGACCCATCACCATCCCAGTCTTTTCCAGGATGGTCTTTTACCCATTGTTCAGAGAATTTATCCCAGGCTGTACTGGATGCGTTGATGCTTGACTCCAGCTCGGAGCTTAAAGCTTTGGCATGGCCGACCAATTCAGCATCGGCATTCTTCAATCTCGCATTAAGTTCCGCACAGGCCTTTTTATCCCTGGCATATTCACCAGAGGCCCGGTTGAACTCATTCTCGGAATATGTATTTTGTCCGCATCCGGCAGCCTTGCCAAGTCCTTCAATTTCCGATATAAGCTGTTTATTGGCAGTCTCTATTTCAGACTCACATTTTGTGTACATTTTGAAATACCGATCACTTTCGGCTTGATCTCCGTTCTCCAGCGAAGTTATACTTTTGTCTATGTTGTTTAGAGACTGGTCACGCAGGGTCTCGAGTTTCTTCTCTGTAGCCTTTACCTTATCTCTGGAAGTGTTGAAGGCTTCCGACCGCTCCATGATGTACAGTTCCCGTATCTCGGGATCATCCGTATTCTTTCCGGCTTTAACACTACGGTCAAACTCGGCCCCAAAGCGATTATTCAGGAATGAGTCATGATTGCTTGTGCTTGATTTGTTCGTCACCTTACCTGACTTCTCCGGCTTTCCACGTTTACCCCAGCCATACATTTCCGCGTAATGCTCACGCCCGGCCGGAGTCAGGGTACGATCCTCGTTCTGCCAGCGACGGACACCTTTCTTCTCGCCACCGACCCGGTAATGCATTAGATAGCGGCCGCCAACATATTCACGACCAATCAAACGAATCCCGAAGCCGGGGTCGTAATCTATCTGTACCTTCATCCCGACCTCCTGTAGACGTATGTGTATCCCCTCCTAAACCGGAGGTAGAATACAAAGTTTATCGCTGCTTATACTCATGAAGTTCTAAATATGCAATTGTGTTGATCAAACTTGTCACACTGTCAATCTCTTCTTTAGACATTTTCGTCTTAGATGAGGGATTATCGACATATGCTTTTACAAACGCCTTTACTTTTTCTGTTGTAATCTGTTTCAAATTATCTTTGGCAGCTCGCCTTTTCTGATCAAGGGATATGGCTTTCTCGTACTGTTCTTTCGAAATCCCATATTCTTCAGGTCCAGTTTTATCATCCCAAGCATCAAAGTCTTCGCCACCGCTGGCATCAAACCATTCGTTTTCTAATTTCTTATACTCGGCTTTTTTACTCTGAATGTCATCATCATTCACGAGTTCTTTAAATTTTTTATTCTTTCTAATCTTCTCTCGAGCTCTTTCCAGTATTTGGCGGCGTTTTGAACCATCTACAGTACTGCCTCGTAAACTGTTTGCCTGGATGGCGTTTTCCATAAAAGTTTCTATTTGCTTAAACTCGGATCTACTGACGACAGGTTTCTGTTCGTGATCCCTGTTTCCTTCAATCGTTTTGTGGTCGTGTCCTTTACCCCAACCGTACATTTCCCGATAGTGCTCTAATCCAGCTGGAGTCAGAGAACCATCTTTTTCCTGCCAGCGCCGTTTGCCTTTTACTTCGCCACCGACTCGATAATGCATCAGAGAAGACTCGTCTAACTGCTCTTTTGAACACATGATGGCCCCGTGGGCAAGACGACGATCCGCTTCATCATTGGTATGAAGAATAAGCTTCATGATACCCCCCCCCCGAGCATAGTCGGGGCATGTTTTTATAAAATCACATAAACGCATCCCGGTTCAGCTTATATGCTACATAAGCGTCCATCATGGCTGCTACTGCATCGATCTTCTGGTCGGCGCGTTTTTTAATCAGCATCTTGTTGCCATTCAGATCCACATCAACCATGCAGTTTCCCATGGCGAAGCTCATCAACTGCTCGTCAAACAGCAGCATCCGTTCCTCACTCAGCTTCTTCAGTTCACCCAATGGAACAGACTCGGTCTTCTTTCCCTGAATAACTTTCTCGATCCCGAAAGGTCCGTTCTCCCGTTCCCACCGGGCGATAAACTCATCTGCATTGAACCGGTCGTACCCAACGCTACGAACGTCATATTCATGCTCCTGAATGAACCGATCCAAATCATCGTAGACATCCATCATATCCAGCACTGTTCCATCCCGGACAGCCAGACTACCTTCGCCAATGAACTGCGAGTATTTCATATGCATCGACGGCGTCAATTTGTCGAATGTCAGCTGGCTGATGTAATTTCTTGTCTTCACACCGAACCGTCCGCCGGACAGCGGAAACAGGAAGGTAAAAGCACAGAAGTCGTCCCCAAGACTCAGGTCGCACCCCATACTGCACGGCATCTGCCAATAGGTGTGTTCTGGGTGGGGGAGTGTCTCATTGTAAGTGAAGAAGTAGGTCGAACCCTCCATGGGTAAATTAAACCGCTTGGCCAGAATGTCGTTTCTGGCGGAAGGCGATTTCTCGGCCATTTCCACATCACGTTGATAGGTCTCATAGTCCACCGTATATCCGAGGTTCGGATTGGCCTTGACCCACAGTTCAGGATGGGCAACTTCCTTCACATCATCCAGCTTGTAGTACCAGATCGCCTGCCATGGTGCATAGATCTCGCCCTTGAGCACCTTCAGCAGGTCCATTTTGATATCGTCACCGATCGCGTTCCGGATGGTTCCCTCAGAACTGATCAGCACCAGCCAGTAATCCGGCGTTTTGGCACAGCTCTGCCTGGCGGCCTGCAGCACATTATCCCGAACGTCACAGCTCAGCCATTCGTCGATCGTCATACCCTTGGTTCGGATCGATTGCAGCCGGTCTACCCTCATGGGCACCGTCTCAATATAACTCCCGGTCAGACTCATCTCAATCCCGCGCTTGCTGGAGTACAGCTTCGGCCTGTTCACTTTGCTGCCGGTAGTATTGTGCAGACTGCCCTCAGTCAGGAACTTGAACAGCGGTCCCTTCGAGCGCATGATGGCCGTCCGGAAAGGAGCCAGTGTTTCGTCCGCCTGATCGGTGGTATAAGCCACAGCCACCTGATGGGTCGTGGTCGTATCAATGACAAGAAAGTACGCCTGCAGCAACGTGGCAAACAGGGTCTTGGCAGCGCTTCGTGGGATGATCAGATATAGCTCGTTAACAAGCCGTTTCTTGATCATCCTGGTTTCCATGAAAACGGTACCGTCCGGCTGCGGGACAGGAACCTGCTGCTCTTCAAACCGGAACCACGCCAGAAGCGACTCTGCCCATAGTTTGAAAGTATCCAGCAGCTTCAGGTCTCCACCATCGGGAAGGGTCATCTCTTCCTCGCAGAAGGCGATAAACCCATCGATTGCTTTGTCATCATAGTAAAAGTCCGGATTAGCGATCAGATCGTCAATCCGGTGCATCTGCATCTCGATTGTTTCACAAATTGGGATCAACCCGGCCATTACCTTAGCCCGGAATTCCCCGTAATACTTTGGCGTGGCCGTGTTAGATAGCATTCATGTCACTCTTTTCTTATTTCCGATATGGCCGAAAGCCCTACCCCCTCTTCCGGCTGGGCTGATCAGTTCCCTCCATCATCCTGCATGCTACGGTCCAATGTGACCGCCGAAGGACGCTCTATCTATGATCGTTTTACATTCGTTTTAACAAAAGCGGGTAAGGATTTGCACCTTACATGAGGCAGTCGACGATATACCTCTCCAAACGTGGTCTCGTACACCGCGCTTTGCTGTGCGTCTACCTATTCCGCCACCGCATTTTCAGTACCTTGGAGAATGGTACAACCGAACATATTACCAGCTATAACCAAACAGCCGAGCCTGATTTCTGGTCTTCTGGTCTTTCCTACGCTTCTGCTCAGCGTCGTACTCGGCCTGAATCTCGACTTTCTTCTTGTCCCATTCCGCGCCGTTTATCCATTTCGAATAATCATCCAGCCGCTTCTGACGCTCAGCTTCATCCATTTCGACCTTCTGCTTCGCCTGTTCCTTCATGAATCTGTTCAGATCCTTGCGATTCTTCAGAATAGCGGACATAGCATTAAACGAAGACTTCTCTTTCTTCTGCTCGCTCTTGGAATTGTTGCTGGGTGATCCCGAAGTATTCCCGGAACCGGAACTGTTGCTTCCGCCGTTCGTATTGCCGGAGCTTGATCCACCAGCGCTCGAATTATCCGATTTGTTATCTTTCAGTTGTTCGCCGGCATACTGCCTGACAGTTGATTCGGAGACACCAAGCTCTTTCGCAATCTCTGCAGCGCTCTTTCCACTGTTGGCCATCGACCGCATCTTCTTGCGCTGGTTCTTGGAAACCGATCCATCATTATCCGTAGTACCTTGCTGCTGGGCAGACTGGTCGCCTGTCTTATTTCCGCCCTTCTGATTTTCCTGCTTATTACCGCCGTTCTGGTTGGGATCTCGTCCGCCATTCTCGATGACGAGTTTGTTGCGGGCAATGTTCGCAGCGTTGTTAAACGCGTTGGCGACTTTCTGGAGTTTATCAGAATCGAGCTTCATCAGATCGGCATCCTTATAATCCTCCAGTTTAAGCCCCTTCTCTGCACCAATCTTCAAGACCATTTTATCCACAACTTTAGTAAGGGACTTCTTCGCTAGATCCATGGCGGCATCCTGAAACAGCTTACTCGCCATTTGCACAATTGGACTTTTCTCACGGTTTTCTCGCTCGTTCAGAAGCTCAGCATATTGCTTTTCTTTCTGAAGACGGTTAACAGCTTTGTTAAGCTCGTCATCAGTCATATTACGGGCTTTCTTGATCTCATTCCGAACAGACTCCAGCTGATCCTTATCGACGATAGCGAGCTTTGTTTTGTCGCTGGTCGACAACTGTTTCTTGATGTTTGCCGCGGCAACCTCTCCGCGCAGTGCGGCATCTACAACTTTATTTGATACCTGCCCGAGATTTTCATCATTAATAGAAATAACTTTCTTCGCCCGTTCTTCTTTTGCCTCTTGAGTCCTCTTATTAAAGTCCTCAATCTTATTTTTTATGTCTTTTTCAATCTCCCTATCAGAACGGTTACCCTCTTTAGCCTCTTTCTCGTGAAGCCGATCGGCCTTAATTCGCTTTTGCTCGGCTTTCATCTCGGCCCTTTCAGCTTTGAGTTCCGCCTTGTCTGCTCTGGTTTTAGCTGTCTTTTTACCCCAGCCATACATTGCAGCATAATGCATATAACCAAGCGGCGTCAGAGAACCGTCTTCTCTCTGGTATCGACGTTCTCCGTTCTTAGAACCTTTCGTCCGGTAGTGCATCAGATAATTGTCGTCATCCGAATGCTTCATCCCATTCCGTTTGTTGTAATACCAGTCCTGCCGGTTATGGAGCGCTTCAGCATATTCCTCGGCCTCTTCGACGGTGTCAAACTGCCCGAGATGCTCGCCAGTCTTATAGAAATGATCAATGGCCGCGTCTTCGTCAAGGATCTTGCCATCGACAACAGTGGGAATCAGTGTTTCCTTGCCGTCGATATTCACGCTGAAACTCCGTTCGGTGCTTATCGAACCATCATCATTCTTAACGACTGCTCTGGAATTCAGGTCGATATTTCCCTTGCCGTAATACTTACCGTCCTTTGTTGTCTGGCCAATCGTCTTGCCGTTGGAATCGGTAAGTTCGCCGCTCTTGTTTATCCTAATAGTCGAACCAGACGACCTCTGCTTGTCATCAGAGGGTGCCTCATTCTTTGAATCGGTCTTTTCCCGCTCAACACTCAGAATCTTGGCGGAAGCAGTAGGCTTGGTGTTCTGAACTGGCTTCTTTTCGACGCTCAGCACTTTGGCTGTGGCCGTCGGCTTAGCATTCGGAGCCTGAGCTGTCTGCACCTGCTGGTTACGAACGATTCTCGCACCGGCTTGCGGCTGCCCGTTGGTTCTCACAGCCTGCGGATTAGCAATGGACCGACCGTTCTGCGGCTGCTGATTTTGAACGTATCTGACTCCGGTTCCGCCGGCCGCTGGCCGAACGTTGCCCTGAGTCCTACCGCCGCCGTTGCTCCTCACCATCTGAGCATTCCCAAGCCGCTGACGGTTTACATAATTGCCGTTTCCGGCAACCGGAGCACTCGGACCGCCGGCATCTCCCCATCCGTACATCTCGGCATAATGCTGACGCCCTTCTGAGGTAAGGTTTCCATTTGCATCCTGATACCTGCGAACTCCGTTCCTAGATCCCTTGGTGCGGTAGTGCATCAAAGACTGCTGATCAGCCTCTTCACGGGTCATTAGTACCAGATTCATCTTCAGCAGCCTCCTTTTCTTTCTTAAGATCGTGGTTCTCTGCGGCAACGTTCAGCCGCCACTCAAACTCGGAGCAAGTCCGTTCCAGACTTTGCATGACGGATGAAGACACAGGCGTGTCAAACAGCAGTCTAACCTTGGCGCATATGTACGACTTCACCATCGCAATATGCTTTGAGTCTTCGCCCAGGTAATCTCTCCACGTAGCCGTCTCGTCCTCTACGCAGAAACCGTCTTCAGGTCCTACAGCGAGCTGTTGAAGAATCGCCAGCACAGAGTTAATATGCATAAGAATGTCTTCGTCAAAGTCAGTATTCTCTGGAGCCAGAGACAATACTTTCTTGACCGACAAAAGAATGCTGTCGTCCATCGTTCAGCCCTCCTTATTGTTTCCAGGGACAAGTATCATTCGGTCTCCGTTCGACAGGCTCCCGGATCCTCAGCTTTGTAGCATCTCCATAATGGATCGCACTATGTGTGCCGTATGAAACACAGATCAGATATTCGGGATCGACCAGAAATGCGCTATGTGACAGGATGTCATGCTGGTCGATCGGATTCATATGGTGAATGCATATACGCTCAAAGATGGTATATCCATCAACACCGAGATCACACCCATTGTCCCGAATGATCACCTGGTCTCGAATTTTCTGCCATTCCTGAGAATGATAGAATTGCTGGTTCATATAGCGGTCGAACCCAAAAGTATCCTCGCCGATATGGCCGTCCAGCTTCAGGTACTCAAATCGTTCTTCGAAGGTTGGAAGGAGTATTAATTCCGAATACGTCCGTATGCCATCAATAAGGCGGCTCATCGTCGTTCGACTCTCCGTATCCGCTGTAACGCTGCATGGCCTTCATAGCCTGCGCGTACAGCTCCTCAACCTTCGCCTGGGATTCAAGAGCTTCTTTCTTCGCTTTATCCAATTCCATCTGAACCTCGAGACGCTCACGTTCCAATTGCTCCCGTGTTGTCCCGAGCTTCAGAAAATGCAGAATCATTGAGTTGGAGGCTGTTCCGTCCAGCAGTTTTTGCTTTGCAATATCCATTGCAAGCGAAATGCATTGGTTTTCGTTTGACTCCGGTGTAAGACCCGGTCTCAATCTGCCCGGAGCCTTGGGAGACTCCGTAGTTGTATCCTGTTTCAACGTACTTCATCTCCATTTCTATGTACTTGTGCGGTGTTTGAAGGAACTTGCGGACCGGTTTTACCGTGGAGAAAGGCACTTTAGACCCCCATGAACAAAAGGTCTAAACAAAAAAG